ATGTTACGACACTTTGAAAGTCTTGTACCACCTAGATTAAAACACATGTTGACTAACACTCTCTGTATAACTTCTGGTAGCTTTTCAAAGTCTTCCTCGCTACCAAAGACATGTATGGTTTCTTTATAATGCTTTTCAAAGTCATCCTCATAGTACATGTCTACAACTTTTTGAGTAACAGGTGTGCCAACTTCCCAATCATATTCCGGGTCGTTAGGTTGGCAAAGGTGTCCAACTCCTAAAGTTTTATAGCCTAAACTATCTTTATATATTTCTAACACCTCACCTTCGTGTCTCTTTATTTCAGCTTTGCAAAGTTCTATGTTCATATTAATTTCCTAATTAGGTTTTATTTGATTTAAAAATAATACTGAGCCTACATTAGAATCATCAATCACGTCATAACCATTTTCAGTTAATATATTTCTTTGATAAGGACTAATTCTACTAACATAATCTCCTTTAGTTATAATGCTTGAATTTTTTGGTTTTGGTAATTTATCTAATCTTAATAAATTATTTAACTCTTCAATATTTTTATTAGCTTTACTATTGTCTTTAGAGCCTAATATACTTGTAGTATTAGATTTATTTATAATTTTTTTATTCTTTTTTATTTCATTATTTATCGTACTTTTAAAAGACTTATCTATTTTAGTAGGATTAAATATTTTAGCATTAAGATTTTTTAAAGTATCTATTTCATAAACTCTTCCTTTTTTACCTTGAGCATAGTCTTCTGCTGCTTTTTTTATAGTAGTAGTAAAAATAGCTGCTTGATTAGTGTTTATTAAATCAGCTTGAGATTTTATAACATCATCTGTAAGTGTAGCTGGACCACCATGATAAACTTTTTTAGGAAGTTTAAAAGTTCTATATTTTTGTCTAATTGTTTCTTCTACAGCATCTATACCTCTTTTAGTTAAAGGAGCTAATAATCTTCCAGCACCTCCTACTAAAAGCTCCACCACAGGAAACACAGGTGTTAATCCTTTGTCTTCATCATATATTCTAACCGCCTCTTGTGGTACCCCTCCTTCTTTTAATCCAAGCCTAGTCATTTGCTCAGAATAAGGACTACCTGTAAAAGGGTCTACTCTATCAGCAGGGTCTTGTTTAGTATAAGGAACATCTTCTCCTTCTACTAATCCTCCAGTAGATTTAGGAAGTCTTAAATTTTTAAATACTTTATCTACTTCATCTGATACAGGAATTTCTATTTCTTGTTTATTTATAGGGTCTACTAAAACCGGTAATTGATTTAAAGTTTTAGATAATTTATTTATATCTAAAAGTATATCAAAATAATCAGGACTTAACGATGGAGATTGTAATATTAATTGTTTCATTTGGTCAGTTAATTCTAAAGGTGTAAAATATCTATTATTTCCTATGAATGAAATTCTGTCTTTTTTAGAAACTCCATTGTCTTTTAAAATTTTTAAAATATTTAAATCTAAATTTTCAGCAGCTTCTGTTAACATATGTAAATTTTTGTAACCTTTGTAATAGTCTCTGTTAGCAATTAAATAATTATTTACAAACTCTTCTTTTGTCATGTCATCTGTAATAGCTCTATAAATTTGATTCCTTGATTTTTTTTGAGATTCTTTAAAATCAGAAATTTTAAATGAGTAAATATTTTCTACGTATTCTTTGTTAAAAGGAATGCCTCCAAAACCTGTAAGCCATTTAAACATGGCTTCTTCTCTATATATTTTTTGGTCAAGAGCTGTCATTTCTTTTCCAAATTTATCTCTAAAATATTTTCTAGTATCTGTAACTGTACCCGGCTCTAATGTTTCAACTAAATTCATAGCTACTATTTTTAAGTTTGTGCTATTTAATTTACCGCCTTCTCTATCTGGGTCGTATACTTCTAACCTATTAAAAGGATTTTTTAAAAGTCTTCCATCTACATTTACACCGTCTCTAAATAGATAAGCATTAAGAGTTTCTTGTGTTAAAGATTCTCCAAAAAACGGAGTCAACATTTCAGTTAATAATTCATTGTCATATTGTTTTAACTCTTCTTCAGTTAAATCTTTATTGACAGTTTTATTTATAAAATTTTGAATTGGTTTTCTTGGAAAATCAAAAGCATCCCAAGGAGTTATATTGTAAACAATAGGAACACCTTCTTCGTTAACAGAATAAACTACATTATCATTTTGCATCCATTCAGGTAAGAAAGGTTTAATATTATCAATAACATCTGCTCCTGTTCCTATTGCAAGATTGGCAATTGCTGTAGTTGCTGCACCACCACCAATACCAAAAGTAGTAAAACCTGTAGCTCTATCCATAGCTCTACTTTTCATAATTTCACTAGCTTCGTCTTCTCCCATATCTTTTAATTCTCTAGCTATTTTAAATTCATTATTTATTTGTCTAGGTATAGTTCCTGCTAATCTCATAGACTCAGACAAGAAAGAAAAGAAAGTTCCTATAAAAGGAATAGACCTTAATTCTTTTAAATTATCTGGAACTAAATCATAGTTAGGTAAACCATTACGAGTTAATTTACCAGCTTCATTTTGTATTTTTTCTGGAGTATCATATCTAAATTTATCAAATCTAGTAGCGTTTGGTCCTTGAGGTAAAGCTTTATTAAAATCGTCTAAATGTTTTTTTTCATTTAGATACATATTTATTTTCCAAAAATCATCTTCAGCTATATAAAGTTCTGTAACTTTCTCATCACCTTTTAAAAGTTGTTTTATTACAGGTGAGTTTTTAGCTCTTGATTCTAAATATTGTAAAGGTTTTGTACCAAAAACAGATACATTAGAAGCATCTTTACTCATATTTTTTAAATCATTTATAACAGCATTTTTATTTAAAACACCCTGACCAGATAATTCTTCTATAAATCTTTGTTGCTCAATATCACTTGTTCTGTTTAATTGACCATATACAGTTTTAAAACTTTCAGAAATAGTTTTAGGATTTAATAATTTAAAACCGTTAGCTCCTGTTATTTGACCACCACCGACAATATTTTTTATGTGAGTACTAGCCCTTCTTGTGGTAGCTGATTTTTGTGCTTGACTTTTTATGTATAAAAGACCCTGCCAAAATTCTTTTAAAATAGGAGGTAAGCCTTCTATTAATTTTGAACCTCCTTGTTGATGTCTTTTTGTATAGTATTCATGTAGTTGTGGAGTTGTGTGATAACCAGCTAAGTCTCCAAAAGGTTGAACTTTTACACCATCATAAATTGGTATTTGTTCAGTAAATCCCGGGACATTATCTTTTTTGTGAAAATAAATATCTTTACCATCTCTAAAAGCTTGATTATGAAAATTACTATCTTCTACAAACTGTGCTATTTTTTTCATAGAAAGTAATAATTTATCTGTAGGGTCAGTAATTTCTCCTAGATATGCTTTTATAGCTGGAGGTATTTCTTGTTTTTCAACTAAGATACCTTCTTTAATTTTACCAAAACTTTGAAACCCGCTAGAAATATTTGCAAATTGTCCTCTTCCTCCAGCAAGTTTGTCCATTTCTGATTGTACTTGTAATCTTAATTCCAAGTCCTTTATATCTGGATTTTTTCTTTTTATTTCAGATTTTACAAATCTTCTTGCAGTATTATATGCTTGAATAGAGGGAGTATATCCACTGTCTTCAAACATTCTATAACTTTCTCTGACATAAAAACCTAATTGTTCTTCAATAATTTTTTTATCTTCAGGTGCAATATTTTCAATTCTTAAAAGTAATTTAGAAAGTTGGTCTTGTAAGTTTCTAGCTTTTTTTATAGGTTGTCTAGCTTTTTCTGGAAACTTTAAAAGTTCTTTATTAAAAGCACTTTGTTGAGTTTTACCAATGCTTATACCTTTACTTGTAATAGTTGTAGGAACTCTAAAATCTGTAAATAAAATTTTATTTATATCTTTTATTACGTTTTCTTTATTTCCACCAACAGCTTTATGTATATCATTAATTGAATTTTCTAAGTTTCTTCCAACATGGTCTATAGTAGCATTCCATTTTTCTTTTGTATTTTGAGTCTTTAAATAATTTTCATGTAATAACTCGCTACGACCACCTTGAGGTGTAAAAGGATTAGTTTTGGCTATAAAATTTGATAAGCTTCTAATAGGAGCAACAGTACTAAATTTTCTTAATCCTAAAACTTTTTCATCTAAAGCATCAATGTCTCCTAAGTTATAATCTTGTGTAGGAAACAATTGTTGTTCTCCTTTAACAATAGCTTCTTGTCTTTTTTGTAAAGCTAAGGTACGAAAATCTTTATCTTGTCGTTTAATTCTTTTTACTTTATTTAAGAAAGCATCAACTACTTCAGGTTTTTCTATTTTAATACTATCTAAAGTATTTAAAAATGTTTTATTTATTTGTTCTCTATTACGAATAGCTGAACCTACTGCACCAAAAGCTCCAGTAAATATTAATCCTTCAGCTAACAAACCTAATCTATTTTCTAGTTCTGTTTTTTCTTGACTAGACTTAATAGGCTCTAATATATACTTTTCTATGTCTGTAGCAAATCCTTGACCATCATCATCAATCATATCACCTAATATATTAGCAAAATTTTCTTGATAAGGATTTAAAGATAGTTGAGCAGCAGTTTCACCTTTTGCTACAAAGCCTAGTGTTTTTGTAGTTTTAGGAGCTACAGCTTTTGCTTTTTGTAAAGGTTTTAGAGCTTGTAAAGGTTTTGTAATTTTACCTAGTCCTGCTAAAGAAGCACCAAACGAACCTATGTCTCTTACTACTTGAGCAGCAGTGCTTTCAGGTTCAGAAATAGTAACAACTTCTCTTTCACCACGTTTAACTCTTTCAACATTTTCTACACCAATAACATTAGAATATAAATTTTCTAAAAAATCTTCTGTAGATAAAACTTCTTCTTCTGTAGGCTTATCAACCATTCTATAAAGTTCAATACCTTCACGTACTACTTGGCTTGTAACACCCGCACCGGTACGTTTTAATTCTTGCTTTTGTTTATCTGTAAGAAGACCGTATAAATTTTTAAAAGTAGTTAATGCCATAAATTTTATTGAGAAGGTTGTTTATTATAATAATCTACTGCGTCTTTTTGAGTTTTAACTGTATAAGCAAACCACTCATTTATGTTTGTATAGTTAGGATTTTCTAAAGTTATTTCTCTTTTAATATCAGCTTCTACATAAGTTTTTGACTCAGGGTCAATAATTTGAGTAAGTGTTGCTCTTATAATAGAACTAGTCTGGTCATCTTTTGTTAAATTATTTAATTGAGCTGATAAGACTTGATATTGTTTACTTCCTTCTTCCGCTTTATTTAGTTGTTTTAATATGCTATTTACTTTAGAAGTTATAGGGTCTACTTTAAAAACATTTATATCTAAATAATCATTTTTAGCATCTACATAATTACTATAGTTTTCTGAACCTTCAACAGGTATTTCACCATAATTTCTAGTATAACTAGCATTAAATAGTTGGACTGCTGAGTTTAATTCTTTTTGAACTACATTTAAATTATCTGGATTTAAAACTTGTCTTGATAAAGCTATGCCGAATATTTCATTTTCTGATATTTTAAAATTATCAGGTTTTTTATTAACATCATTTAAAATTTGTTCATATAATTTATCGCTAACTTGTGCATTTTCTGAAAAAGTATTAAACACATAATCTAAAGCTTCGTCTTTAGAATATAGTTTTTCAACTTTTGATATTTTATTAACTAATGTTTCTTGTTCTTTTCTTTTATCTACTATTTTTTCATCTGCATTTTCAAAAGCATTATCTAAATCTGCTCTAGTTGCATCAAATTTTTTAGGAAATATTTTACCTACAGCAGCCATAAATAATGATTTTTTAGTTGGGTCATCTTTAATAGCTTTTAAAGCTGATTTATATTCATTATGATAAACTTTATTATATTGTAAAAAGTTAGAAGTACTATACGTTGGATTATCTTTAATCTGCGTAAAAAAGTTTTCTGCATCTTTTAATTTTTTCTGATAAAAAAAATCGTCTAATTTTCTAACGTCTGGGTCTGCTATCTTACCTCTCATTTGAAAATTCATGTTTCTTTTAGAAATAATATCATCGTTATTATAAAGTTCTCTAGCTAATTCTCTCACCGCTTGTTCTGGATTTTGTTCGTACATTCTTAATCTTTTTCTGTTTTCTACTGCTAAATCACTATTATATTCTGCTTCTCTACTAGCTCTTTCTAAAGTATAATCTTCTTTTAAATTTGAAACTGCATCTACTACGCCTTGTTTTTGGTCACGTTGAGCAGCTCCAATAAATTCTAAAATAGCTGAACCTGTTAAAGTTCTTTTAATATCGTCTTTATCTTGTTTTCTTCCTTTAGCTAATAAAGCACCAGCGATTTGACCGTATTCTGAACTATCTAAATAATCTGAACCACTTACTATTGGTTTAAATGCACTTTCATAATCTGCCATTACTCTTCTCCTTTATCTAACAAACTTCTAATTTCTGTTCCTTGTTCTTTAACTTTATCTAATATATTTCTAGGCACTACACTTTCATCTACTGTTGATTTTAATTTTTGTGTAGTTTTATTTTTAATATCTGAAACAGCAGTTCTAAATTCATTAATTTTATTTTCTAACTCTTCTTCTTCATCTTCGTTATCAAACTCATCTAAATCATTACCTTCAATATTATATTTAATGTTTGCTTCTTCACCTATAGCCATTAATACATACATAACAGGCTCTGCCAATAACATCATAGTATCAGGATTTATATCTCCTTCAATAAATTTAGCATACAAAACAGCACTACCTAAATCAGCTATAGCAGCTCCTTTAGATAAAGCATTTACAATATTTTTAACAGCTTCTGGTTGTAATATTTCAGCTACGATAACATCTAATGCTTCACGTGGATTAGTTAATGTAGGAGGATTTTCCCAAGGATATTTATTATCAGGATTATTAGTTAAACTTTGTCCCGGAATTGGTCTACCTTGACTTGATAAATTAGTTACTTCATCTAATCCTTCTTGACTAAATTTAGCTTCTCCTCTTATTTGAGGACCTTTATCAGGTACTATATCTTCTATATCAAATCCAGCATCTAATCCTTCAAGGACTGACAAACCTGCAGCTTCACTAAGATTATTAGATATAATAGGTCTTATTTCTCTTGTTGGTTTTCCCATTATGTTACCTCGACAGTAGCTTGACTAAATAAATCTGCACCA